AGCCCCCGTTTTATTCCTGCACCCATTTCTCCATTTTTGTGCAAAATTGACAAAAGAATTTGTGAAAAATGCATATAGACAAATAGCGCAAACCATGATACAATTATATCATCAAAAGGAAACAAGAAAGAGAGGAAAAGCATATGAGCGAATATAAGTTATCTAGTTCCTATGAATTCGAGTACCGGTTGTTAAGTAAATTAAAGTCTGATTGTGAATACTATCTTGGCTACGGAAATCGTAGTCTGTCTATCCTATGCCATCATAGCGTTCAAAACCATATTGACCGTATGAAAGAATTATGGAATTGTTTTCCCACAGATCAGAAACCGGAATGGCTGACCTGGGAACAGCTTCTTCAGTATGAAAAAGTAATGACAGAAACCGGAATACCCGTGAAGAACTGTTCAGACTAGACAAATAGCGCAAACCATGATACAATTATATCATCAAAAGGAAACAAGAAAGAGAGGAAAAAGCATATGAGAGAATATAAGTTATCTAGTTCAAGAGGAAAAAAGGTGTATGACATGGGCAATACTTGCTGTTGGGGAAGTCTGTATAATTTGTACGACAGATGTTCAGATGCTAAGCAAAGTGCATTTGATTATTGTTGGGAACAATATCTAGCAACTGAAAATAGCTCTGATTTTGGTGTTGGGAATGCGAATTCATTCGGGTTCACAGCTAGTTGGCTGGGCACCAAAGACGGTGAATACATCATGCGTGTAGAAACGCGAGATAATAGCTATTTAATATGGCTGGAAAGATAGGAGGAAAAGATATGACAAAATTCGAAAAGGTGGCAAAAAAAGCTGAACTGCTGGAATGTGCGTATAATGCTATATTAGACCGTGATAGGTGGGATAATATGACTGACGGATGGACGGACAACCAAGAAGTTAAACCGGAACGGGCAGAAATGCACATATATTATTTATATATTGCAAGTTTGATTGAAGGGATTCTGGATAAATAGGCATATAGAATGAAAAAAGCTGTGCTATCGGCTTGACGGGCTAGAATAATCGTAGTTAGTTATATCTAACATATGAATAAGGGAGGGAAAAAATTATGTTAAAATCTAAAATTAGTGACCATACGGCAACTGTCAATGAAGTACTTACAAGAGCAAGTGACGTGGTTAATTGCGGGATTCTTTGCAATAGCACCGCTATTGGTAGTACGATGGTTGCGGAATACACGTTAGGTCGTAATAAATACGTGTGCACGATAATTAATTCAGAATTGCGATATTTTGAACTGGAACATGTATATTTATTTGAATTGTAATAGTGTAAATTTACCGATAGGAGGAAACAAGATGTTAATACAGTTTGGTAAGCAAATCCATATAAATGATGCCCTTATGTCAGCATTAGCCAATTATATGGACGTAGAAATCCGTGAAAAGGTTCACCGTTTATGCGCGCTATGCGATAATGATACATTTTTAGAGTGTTATTGCGAGTATGATAATAACTTTTATAGTTTAGCGCGTGTTTAGTTTGGAATTGAAATTATATGATGAGTAGGAGGCTTGTAAAATGGTAAAAATGAAATATTGGATAAGGTTTAGTGATTGTACATTAGTTGTTAAAGTGCGTTATTATGATACAAAGGAAGAAGCAGAGCGTATGTCGGATGAATTATCAGAGTTGTGCAATATGCTTATAAGACGTGGGCTAATATTGGATTATAGAATAAATATTAGATGGAGATAGTTTATAAACGAATATTCGCAGAGTTAGTCTTTACTAACTCTCGGATGTTTCACGTGAAACATAGGAAGGAAGAAAAAACATGGAAAAAACCTTTTTGGAGTTAGTAAAGAAAAATATAGGCTATAACGTAAAAGGGACTATAACAGCCCGTTTTGATGGTAATGATAATTTAATAATAACAGTGATAACAGATAGAATGTATCGCTGGTGTAAGAAAGGGGTGCGGCAAAACATAAATACAACTTTACCGCATGAAATAGCAAGATTGTTCAAGAAAGATTATGAAAGATATATCCTATTTCAGTATTTTACACCCGCCAAAAACTAATAAAACACAAATTTAATTGTTTCACGTGAAACATAGAAAGTGAGAGAAAAATGAAAAAAGCGTTTTTAAGAGATATTGAGAACATTATTAATTTTAGGGTAAAAGATGATGTTACGGTAGAATTTTATCACGAATGGCTATACGTTCTGATTATAACGCCTGACAGAGGGCTTTTCTGGACTAAGACATACATGATGAAGGATTTAGACGGTTTGGTACCACAAGAAATTGCCAGACTAGTGAAAGATGACTATGAAAAATTTATTATTTCACAGCACATTTATTGTTGACAAAAGACGTAAAACATGGTATTATAATAATGTGCTTAATCCTTTCTTTACTCCGCCCCGGCAGATACGGTGCTATGAACGGTTCGAGCCCGTTCACGGGGCTTGGCACAAAAGTGCCTAAACTGTAGCCGTGAAAAAATAAAAAATAAGAAGAGGAGAAAGAACTATGAGAGAACCTATGGTAACAAGAACAATCGTAACTACAAAAGTGGTAGCTTTGGGGATGGACATTGAAACATGTGAACCCGGAAACAAGGTATTCATTTTGCCCAGAACCTATAAGGATGATAAGGAAATCATGAAGGTGCTAGAAAAATGCACAGAAGAAAATAATTTCAAGTGTGTGAAAGTCGTTGACACCGAAGTTTTTGAAACTCTGTATGGCATGACTGAAAAAGAGTTTATTCAGTTAGCAAAAAAACTGCCGTCACGGGCAAAAGCACAGGAATCAACAGAGACAGAAAGAGCGTAAAGGGAGGATTAAGAAATGAGAACAGGGTATAAAGCAGAAATTAAGGCGTCCAGTAAAGAGTTTACCGCAAAAGAGAGAATCATGATGAAAGATTTCTCTGATGCAGAACAGTTCGATGATATTATCGACACAACACCACTGATTATCACGCCGGAAAGTTGGGCTGAAATTGCTGTTCATAATGAGAATAGCAAGAATGATAAGGATTACATAAAATATGTGATTATTGACAAAGACGGCCGAAAATATATCACAGGTTCAAACTCATTCTGGGATTCCTTTATGGATATCTGGGGGGATATGTCCGGTGAAGATGAAGAGTGGGCTATCAAGGTATATAAGAAGAAATCAAATAACTATGCAGGAAAGTGTTTCTTAACTTGTTCCATTGTTTAATTTGATTCACAGGGTGGGCATAGTCCCACCCTTTTTTGATTAGAAAGAAGGGTTAGCATGGGTAAAAGAATAAGTAAAGCAGAATATAATAGAAATGTAAAGCGAATTAAACAGTTTATCCGTAGAGCAGAGAAAAGAGGATATAAATTTCCGGAAATAAAACTTCCAAAGGGCGGTAAAATTAGAGAATTAACCCCCGAAAAGTTGTATAAAAAAGCTGTGTATGGCGGTGAACAAAATTTCGGCAAAGTGATTTCTGGAGAAAAGGGACGTAAACTTGAACGCTCATCTAGTGCAAAAAAAGCCGCTCAAACAAGAAAAGAGAACAAGGAAGCTGAAAGACTATTTTTTTCTGGTGAAGAGAAAACTAAAACCACCGCTGAATATTTACCTATAAAAGAAAACATAATAATATCTAATTTTATAGATAGCCTGATTGAAAAATTGCAAGAACCGTCAGAAGAATATTATTATTTTAGCACAAGAAAAGGTAAACAAGTAAAGCATAAAGATAGGTTAGCAGGAATTAGAAACGACAGGAAAAAATATTTATTAGGGTTGTTATATAGGGAAATAAATAGTATTGGTAAGGAAGGTGTAGCTAATAGACTCGAAAGTAAACAGGATGAAATTAGTGATTTAATTAATGTAATTAATGCTGACAGTGATTCCAATGTTATTTATCAAGCTAGCACAAGAGTTGCAAGTTTTATAACTGACGGGGATTACCAAAAAATAATGTTTGCTGACTTAGATACTATGGACGATGAAAATGATATAATATGAGTGGAAAAGTCTTTGTATGTGATTTTGAAACTACTGTATTTGAAGGTCAGCTAACTACAGAGGTTTGGGCTAGTGCTTGTGTGGAAATGTGGACAGAAGAAGTGAACATTTTCCACTCGATAGGTGAACAATTTGATTATTTTTGTCAGCAAAAAACAAATATAATTGCTTATTACCATAACTTAAAATTTGACGGTGCGTTTTGGGTGTCATATTTGTTGCGTGATTTAGGTTACAAGCAGGCAACGCACCATTTATCAGATAAAGAATATGATTTAGAGTTTAAAAAGACTTCAAAAATGGAAAACAAAACTTTTAAATATAGTATATCTGATAGGGGTCAATGGTACTCAATTACAATAAAAGTAAATGGGAAAATAATTGAATTAAGAGATTCGCTAAAATTACTACCATTTAGTGTAAAGAAAATAGGTAATAGTTTCGGCACAAAACATAAAAAACTAGACATGGAATACAAGGGCTTTAGATATGCGGGGTGTGTTATAACTGATGAAGAAAAACAGTACATATCTAATGACGTACTAGTTGTAAAAGAAGCACTAGAAATCATGTTTAAAGATGGGCATAACAAGCTAACTATAGGGAGTTGTTGTTTAGCTGAATTTAAAAAAGGGTTTGATAGAATTGATTATGATAATTTTTTTCCAGATTTATACTGTGAAGATTTAGAGCCACTTACATATGGGGCTGAAACGCAAGGGAAATATATAAGAAAAAGCTATAAAGGGGGTTGGTGCTATTTAGTAGAAGGGAAAGAGAATAAGATGTTTACATTAGGAACTACAGCGGATGTTAATTCTCTTTATCCTAGTATGATGCACAGTGAATCAGGAAATTACTATCCGGTCGGTAAACCTATGTTTTGGAAGGGCAACTATATACCAGATAAAGCGTTAGAAAATAACAAGTATTATTTTGTCAGAATAAAGACAAGATTTTATATCAAGCCCGGGTATTTACCTTTTATCCAGTTAAAAGGTAATCTATTGTACCCACCAACGAAATCATTAACAACTAGTGACGTATACGATAAAGAAACTGATAAATATTATTCACACATAACTAATTTAAAGGGGGAAATACTAGATACCAGAGTTGAAATGACATTAACTATGACAGACTATGAGTTATTAAAAGAACATTATGAACTAGTTGATTTTGAAATACTTGACGGATGTTATTTTTTTGCTGAAATAGGACTGTTTGATAATTACATTAACAAATACAAGGAAATTAAGATACACAGTAAAGGTGCACAGCGTGAAGAAGCGAAGCTTTTTTTGAATAACCTATATGGGAAAATGGCCTCATCTACTGACAGCAGTTTTAAGTATGCTATAGTAAAAGATGATGGTAGCATAGGGTTTATGTCAATACAAGAAAGCAATAAGCAACCAGGGTATATTCCTATAGGTTCAGCCATTACAAGCTATGCCCGGAATTTTACTATTAGAGCGGCACAGAAAAATTATCATGGGGTTGATAACCCGGGTTTTATATACGCAGACACAGACAGTATACACTGTGATTTAAAACCAGATGAGTTAATAGGCGTTCCCGTACACGACACAGATTTTTGCCATTGGAAATTAGAGAGTTGCTGGGATAAAGCTATATTTGTTAGGCAGAAAACGTACATAGAGCATATAATAAAAGAAAATTTAAAACCGGTGCCACCCTATAACAACATAAAATGTGCAGGTATGCCGGAAAAATGTAAGGATTTGTTTGAGCAATCTATGAGTGGTGAATATAAAGAAAGAAGTGAATACAATGAGGATGAAATAAAATTTTTGTATGATAAAAATGATAACAAAATAAAACGTGAATATTCTGATTTTAAAGTTGGGATTAAAATCCCCGGAAAATTAAGACCAAAAAGAATACCGGGAGGCGTATTACTGGTCGAAACTACTTATGAAATGAGGTAAAATGGTATGGGGTATGTCGATAAAGTGTTGTTATTAGTATTTGTTTTCTATGTGATTATTTTAATTGCAATCTATTTAATATATTACGGGAAGGCACTATATATTAAATGGATAAAAGGTGAGTGTAGACATTTTTGTTGTATGTGCAAGTATAGAAATCAATGTTTTGATAACTTAGAGTAGGGGGTTAAGAACATGAAAAAATTAGAATGGATTAAAGCATATATGATGATTCAAGATATGTGGAATGAAATAAAAGAGTTACGGGAAAAAGTAAACGAATTAGAACATGAAAAAGAACAACTAATAGAACAGCTAAGACGAACTACAATTCCAAAGTTATAAAGAAATAGGGTGGAAAAATTCCACCCTATAATTATATCTTTAACCTATGCATTATTAACGCCGTCAGCAAAAACGTAGAAATGCCCGGAAGTATGTTTCAACTTTGCTAACCCGGTTACACTCATTAACAATTACATAGGCAGATACCATTTTTAATATGACAACGCTGTTAAAATACATTCTTTGCATTTTAAGTCCTTAAATCTAAAGCAACCACGCTCGAAAAAGTATCTTAAATTTGATATAAAAATATCGTTTTGTCTTAGCATAACATAGTTAATGTTATGGTCATCGGTGGTTACTGTTATTTTAATCGGAAATGTGTTATCTGCTTTATCATCACAGTATATAACACCAGCGTCAGCATATTGTTTAATGCCATAGTCATTACCTTTAAATCGTAATGTGGCAATATACTTACTTTTACCAGTAGGCTTTTCAATAAATGAATAACTGTCATTTAGATACACATTTTCCGATGAATAAGCCACATATGAATTACTTGAAAAAGCTCTATTGAAGCCTGATTCTTTCTGTGCTTTACTTGCCGTATCAATAAAACCCTGTTCAAGTACAAAACCATCCCCTCTTAAAAATTTAGTATTACAGTCTAGCCTATTGGATATACCTAATTCAACATAATATGGATTGACGATGGATACCATATTACCCAACATATAAATAGGTACATATCTAACTTGTTTTCCTTGCCCTCTGGCAACAGAGGTATGTACACTAAGAAGTTTCTTAATCTCATCGGTACAGTAGTGATTAGTTTCACTTTGAAATTCATCAAACATCATGCGTTCAACATCACTAAACAAATGACTGTATTTTTTAATCTGGTCAGCACTATTCAACGAAATAGCGTACCCGCAACTTTCTTCATTGAAAAATAGTTCATGAAAAACGCCTGATGCCCGTCTTTTACTAGTCATAGTATCAGCCGGGAAAAACAAAGAATTAATATCTTTGAAAAATTTATCAACAACATCATCTAATTCATAGTTATATCTGTAAATTAGCATAAATTTTCCAAAACCTTTTTTCCACTTATTAACACAAAACTTGCTGAAAAAAGTGGTTTTACCACCAGTTCTATTTGTTGTACACAGATATATTTCTGGCGTGTTACCATTAATATCTTTCAAACTTAATAGTTTTGTGCCATCATAATACTTACCCATATTTACGCCCTCTTAATATTTAACATTTGTTTAATAAGATATATTATTTATTATTTATTATACCACAACTATTGACAAATTACAATAGTTAATATATAATAAATATGAAAGGTGGTGTATATATGAATATCAATGACATTCTGACAGCTGTAACTACTGTAGGATTCCCTATCGTGTGTTGTGGTGCTATGATGTACTACGTGAAGTATACAACAGACAAACACCGTGAGGAAATTGAAACATTGAACACACAGCATAAGGATGAAATGAAAGAGGTGACAAACGCTGTAAACAATAATACACTTGCATTACAGAAATTATGTGACAAAATGGGGTGAAATAATGGGAGACATTGAGAAAGCTGTAAAGTGGGCTATTGACACTGCTAACGACAATTCACATGGGTATGACCAAGTTAGAAGAAATTCGCCTGACTTTGATTGTTCATCGTTTGTTGCTACAGCGTTAAACTATGCTGGTTTTAATGTCCCTAAATCAGCGTATACTGGTAATCTGTTAAAATATTTATTGAGCGTAGGTTTTAAACAGATTAGCTTATCAGCAAAAAGAGAAAGGGGTGACATATTTTTAACGCCATATAAACATGTTGTTCTTTGTGTTGATTCAGTGCGCATTGTTCATGCCAGTATAAACGAAAAAGGAACAACTAAAGGTGGAAAAACTGGTGACCAGACTGGGAAGGAAATCTGTACAAGAAAGTTTTACACACCAAGATATGGTTGGAAGTATCATTTACGATACGTTAGTAACGCAAAACAAGAACTAGGTGGCTTAATATCTGACGTAATCAATGGTAAATATGGGAATGGTGTTGACCGTAAGAATAAGTTAGAAAGCTTAGGGTATAATTACAAAGAAATACAGAAACTTGTGAATGAGAGACTAAAGGGTTAAAGGTATGGGATGGGTTTATATATCAACAAACAAATTGCGTCAATTATCTGATTCAGATTATCATAATAACGCAAAAGAATTTTACAATCAGATGAGTTCATACGGGTGGACTATTAACGCAATTTGTGGGTGTTTGGGTAACATAGACCACGAATCACAAATTAACCCCGGACAAACTCAAAAAGGTTTCCCTATAGGTAGTAGAAATGGGGGCTTTGGTTTACCACAATGGGATCCAGCTAGTAAGTATACAGATTTTGCCAAAAGTAAAGGTAGAAGCATATACTCTGGTTATTGGCAGTGCTATACTCTTAATTATCAGGATTATGGTATAGAGTGGATTCCAACAAGTAAGTTTGGTGAAACATATAGTGAATTTAAAGCTTCAACAAAAAGCGTTGATTACTTGTGTGAATGCTTTTTAAAAAACTATGAACGGGCAAGTTCTGAACAATTATCTACCAGAATATCATATGCTAATTATTGGCGTGAGTATTTTACTGGTGTACCACCAGAACCACCTACGCCCCCATCACCTACAGACAAACGTAAAATGCCTATATGGTTTTATCTAAGAAAGGAATGGTAAAATGGCTGTTTTAAGTTTTGATGAATTAATTGCTAAAATTAAGACTAAAATTGGTGAAGATACCAGTGACGAATCTATTGAATTATTAGAAGATGTTACTGATACTTTTAACGCTAATAATGATGGTGAAGATTGGAAAACTAAATACGAAGAAAACGATAAAGAATGGAGAAAAAAATATATCGACCGCTTTTCTGGTTCTGGTGGCAATGAGCAGGAAGAGGAAGAAGAGGAAGAGGAAGAAAAGACTACATTTGAAGATTTATTTAAAGAGGAGGACTAAATATGCCAAGAAGAGTCGCAGTTTCTACACTGAATGCTAGCACGCTTGATATTTTAAATGTCATCAGGCAGAATGCTAGTTATGATTATCAGCAGAATGTACCTAAAATTACAAAAGCCACTGACATTCCTAAAGTCGGTGAAGTTATTTGTGGAACACCAGCGTTCGCTAACCAGTTTATTAACGCACTTGTAAACAGAATTGCAATGGTGCGTGTAAAATCTGCCACGTTCAACAATCCATACGCTAGACTTAAAAAGGGGTATCTGGCTTACGGTGAAAGTGTTGAAGATATTTTTGTAAATATCGCTAAGGTAGTTGAGTACACACCAGAAAAAGGCGCAGAGCGTGAGCATAAAAGGACACTTCCAGATGTTAAGAGTGCTTTTCATGTGATGAACTGGCGTGTGATGTACCCGGTGACTATTCAGGATGATGACTTACAGCTTGCGTTTTTAAGCATTGATGGTGTTGAAAATTTAATTGCTAAAATCGTAGACAGTGTATACACAGGTGCAGAATATGACGAATTTCTGTTGTTTAAATACCTGTTAATCAAGGCTATTTCACACGGTAAAATGTATCCAGTTTCCATTGGTGACGGAACGAAACTTTCTGATTCTGCTGTTCAGTTCAGAGGTATTTCAAACATGCTCACATTCATGAAAAGTGAATATAATGAGCGTAATGTTAAAACCACAACACCAAGAGACCGGCAGTCTATCTTTTTAGACAGTATGTTTGAAGCTAAATTCGATGTTGATGTGCTGGCAAATGCTTTTAACATGGATAGAGCCACTTACTTAGGTAAAAGGGAATTGATTGATGATTGGACAACTTTTGATAACGACAGGTTTGAAGTAATCAGAGCTAATTCCGATGGAATCGAAGAAGTTACAACAGCAGAACTTGAACTGATGAATGATGTTGTTGGAGTTATTATTGATGACGAATGGTTCCAGGTGTACGATAACAACAACAAATTCACAGAAAAATATGTTGCTAGTGGGCTTTACTGGAATTATTTTTATCACGTTTGGAAAACTATCAGTTCAAGCCCATTTGCAAATGCTGTTGTGTTTGTTAAAAATACCGCAGCTATTGCAACACCAGCAAGCGTTACAGTGGAAATCTTAGGAAAAGACACTAGCGCAGAAGCTACAGTATTTACTTTGGGTGTGCAGGACGACAATGCTTCACTGGCTAATGGATACTATTCATTCGTTCAGACAGCAAGTGCTACTAGTGATGGTATTGCTATTCACCCTTACGGGGCTGTAATTTTCCCGGCAGGAAAGACAACTGTCACATTGGAACTGACTTATGGCGGTGTTAAGTACACAACAAAAACCGCTTTAACAACAGCCACAAATGTTGGTGATACAGTTGACTTCACAAAAGAGTAAGAAAGATTAACTAAATGGGGGTAGACATACCCCCATTAGGAGGTGATACAGTGTATATCGAGCCAAACACAGATATATATTTACTGAAAAATGTTAAATTAGATGCTGGATATGAGGACACTATTTACTTTAATTCCGAACCAGAACAATCGGCTTATTTTTTGAATAAAGTTGCTGTAAGAACAGAAAGAAATACATACCAGCGTGTCACAAGAAATAAATGCCGGCTTGGAGCGTCAATAAGGCAAGCTTATAACTGTAATTATATGATGTTCCATAACACTAATTTTTTAGATAAATGGTTTTATGCATTTGTACTAAATGTTGAGTATATTAATAACGCAACTATAGAAGTGACTTATGAACTGGATGTGATGCAAACGTGGCTATTTGACTTTACACGTACACAGTGTTTTGTAGAAAGAGAACACGCAAAAACAGATACCCCCGGGGATAATCTTATGGACGATTCACTTGAATTAGGTGAATACAATTATACATATATAGGAGCGCCTACAGAGACAGCTAATTTAATTCCTGTTGTTTGTAGCACTGTTGATAGGGATTTAACAGACGCAGTTGGAAAGCAATATGGTGGGGTTTATCAAGGGTTATCTTTTTTAGGATTCGCTAACGCTGATGCTGTAAATACACACCTAAATAGTTTATTACAATACAATAAGCAAGATTCAGTAATAAACATATTTATGTACCCACTAAAACTATGGCAAGACGCTGAAAATAATTCAACACCAGTACAGCATGATTTTAATTTTAAAAAAATAACCACGTTTGGAAGTTATGTTCCTAAAAATAAAAAACTTTTAACATATCCATATTGCCAGTTATATGCCACAAACAATGAGGGAGGTGTAGCTAATTACAAGTACGAAGATTTTAAAACAGAAGGTGCAGAGAATTACTGTAATTTTGAATTGTTTGGAGCGTTGAGTTCAACACCAGAAGTAGTTATTTTTCCTGTTGATTATAAAAACGTTCCTTTTAACTACAATGAAAAATTTACACTAGGGAACTATCCTCAATGTGCATGGGTTACTGATGCTTATAAAGCTTACATTGCCCAAAACGCTAACCAGTTAAAAACAGCCGACGCTGTTGATGTTATAACAGGCATAGGAAACACAATACAAAGCGTTGCAGGACTTACAGCTAGTTTAGCCGCACCAACACCATCAATTTTAGAAGGGCCAACAGTTGCTAGTAGTGCCGGAAGCGTTGTAAACTCTATTACTAACTCTATCGCACCTATCGCGATGCGTATGGCAAAGAAAAAAGATATAGCCACAAAGCCACCTCAAGCTAATGGGAATAACACTATGTATGCTAATGTTGCAACAGGAAATAAAAATTTCGATTTTTATGACGTTAGAATCAAAGAAGAATTTGCAAGAAGTATAGACAGCTTTTGGACATTATACGGATATCCTATTAATCAGTTAAAAGTACCATCAATCAAAAACAGAAAATATTGGACTTATGTAAAAACTGTTGGCGCGCATATGACAGGAAATGTGCCGCAGGATTATCTACAAGGGATAAACAAAATATTTGATTCTGGAATAAGATGGTGGACTAATGGTGATAATATAGGAAACTATAACCTTGATAACACTATATTATAGAAAGGAGTGAAAAAATGTGAGAAAAAGAAAGCGTACTAGTTTTGAAGAATCTGCTATAACTAATGTTACCACATTTGATTTTTATGTAGACAGATTAACAGAATTAGCAATTTCTATGTTTGAATGGAAAAATCTTCCTGATGGGATAGATGAACGTTTTTTAGAATTAACATTATTCACAGATGGTCAAGCTGTATTCTTTAAAGATGAAATAGCTGAACAATACGCTTGTCTGCAAGTTACTACAAACGGGAGATTAAATAAATATAGAGTTCCAATTATAAGAAGGGCTTACGCTGTTAATGGATATAACAAAGAATTGACAATAGACAATAGTGTGATTATTTACAACAATAGATTAAGACAACCGGGTGTAAGGTATGTTAATATGTACGCTAAAAGGCTGTGGGACTTAGACAGAACTATTGATGTTAATGCGAAAGCGCAAAAAACGCCGATATTAGTGCAGTGCACAGAAGCACAAAGATTGACATTACTTAATCTATATAAGGACTATGACGGGAATTCACCGTTCATTTTTGGTGATAAAAACCTTGACCTAACTGGGTTAAAATCAATTAATACTGGTGCACCTTATGTGGCAGATAAGATATACACACTAAAAACGCAAATATGGAATGAAGCTTTAACGTACCTAGGTATTAGCAATATTAATATTCAGAAAAAAGAAAGACTAATAACTGATGAAGTTGTGAGAAACCAAGGTGGAACAATAGCTAGTAGATATAGCCGTTTAAAAGCTAGAAGGCAAGCTTGTGAAGAGATTAATAAAATGTTTGGCCTTAATATTAGTGTTTCATATTCGGAAGATTTCAGTCTAATTGATGAATCAGGGTCGGTTGAAAAGGATGGTGTAGACGATGAGTAAATACACAACTCAATTAAGATTCATATGTGAAACAGAAGCTGGTTTAACAGAAAGCCAAGGTTTCGGAAAAGTGAATGAAATTATTGATAAAGCAAGAATTAAAATATTTGACTTTCCTTACCCAATATTTGACGAAGCATATAAGCAAACACTAGAAACAAAAATATTAAAGCATTATTATTTAAGAGAAATCGGGACAGAAACATATGGTTTATGGAAGTTATTTTTATCTAATAAGATGAATGAAATAATGCCATATTACAATAAATTATATGAGACAGAAAAATTAAAATTTGAACCATTATATAATTATGATTTAACTGTTACAAGACAAGGTAAATACAATAATGATGATAGTGAAAGTAGTGTTTACGCTGGTAACACTAGCAGTAGCACACTTAACACGAATAAAAATGACTCTAATAGTGAAAACTGGAACTTATATAGTGACACCCCACAAGGGGATATTAAGAATCTAAACGATGAAACATATTTAACTAACGCTACAAAAAATATTGGTGAAAACCACGAAAGCGGACAAGATAAAAGTGATAGCGAAGGAACAGCTAGAAGCACAAATGATGTTAATAGAGTCGGTAAAAGTGATGAAGATGTTATAACAAAATATATGGGTAAACAAGGAGGAACAGATTATGCGGATTTATTAATTAAGTATAGAAAAAGTTTTTTAAATATTGACATGATGGTGATTGATGAGTTAGGCGAATTGTTTTTTAACTTATGGTGAGGTGTAAAATATGATAGAAGATATTAAAGTTTGGTGTTATAAAGTGTTACCGCTTGTTTATGATGATAGTTTAAGCTATTATGAAGTGGTGTGTAAGGTTGCTGAAAAAATTAATGAAATAATCCCTATTGTTAATATCACTGATGAAAAGATTAGAAGTGAAGTTGATAAACAGTTACAAGCTATGATTGATGATGGTACTTTTAATGATATTATCAACACGCAGATTTTTGGTGAACTGAACGCAAAAGTAAACGGTAACACCACTAGTATAGGTAATTTAAGTACAGAAATTAATGACGTTAAAGCAAAAACAAATTTAAACTCAACCGATATAACATTAATTAAAAGCAACATCACACAACTAACAAATAGTGTTAATGAAATCACGCCAAAACTTGACAAGATAGAAGCAAAAGTGGAAACCTTAAATTCAAATGTTAATTCTGCTATAAAAGACTTAATTAAAAACGGAATACTAATACCTAGTAGTATGAAAATTAAAAAAGTTGGTACTACAGAATACCCGACAATAGTTGATGTAACAAATTCCATTGAAGCTGGTGACGTTACAATGATTGTTTTACCGGCTGGTAATTACAATTTCAGTGCATTGTACCCGCCAACCACCTATCAAAATGGATACTTGTTCCCTGACAACACGTTTATAGTAGGAGAAGGAAAAGCGTATTCCACACATATAACAGCAAGTTTTTCAGAAATGAATAACAGTTATTCACCTATTAATTGCAAAGGTAACTTTGCGTTAATAAATGTAAATATTGAAGCTTATAACTGTAGATACGCTATTCATGATGATTACCCGTACAAAGGTGAATGCACTAGACTTTTTAAGCATATTGTTCTATCTAATTTTAATTGCTATTTTCACGCTGTTGGCGGTTCAGTTGGCAACGAACACAAAGTTATATACGATGATTGCGTTATGCGATGCAATGGTAATAACGCGCAAAGTGCGTTTTATTATCACAATGCTAATAACGACCCGGGTATTGGATATATCACCGTAAAAAACACAATGCTTTTTACGTCATGTGCAGACGAAACTACCACATTCGCTGACGCTGGATTTGACATAGCGTTTGAAAATAGCAATGACATAAGTGTATCATTTGAGGGTTGCAGTGCGCACTCAATGTTTACAACCAACACAGATAAAGGTAGGATTGAGTTACACATGGATACAGATATTCCTATCAAAAATGGGTATTTTTATGACAGATGCACTGCCCCCAGATTTGAACGTTTGGGATTAAGAGTTGGTTTAACCTTCAGCAAAGGAAAACTGATTACCTTGTCAAAGGATATGAAAATAAATAATACAGCTACACCATACACATTTTTTGGTGTCATAGCTATGGTTGACAATGTTTCAGCTGTGGTAGTAAAAAGTGGAAGCACAACATCATTAGCTGAACTTAACGTTAGTGGTAATGTGAGTGGTGACTGGGAGTACTTATATTTACAAAGTGATCTTACTTTGGGGCTAACTAGTGGGGCATATGTCATGGGTGTAGCGTACCATGACGGAACTGCAAGATTATTCAATTATTGTTATCCTAAGCCGTAACATTATTTGCACAGGTTTACACTTATCTAGTGTTTACCTGTGCTTTATTTTGTTGCAAATGGGTGCAGGAATAAGCCGGGGGG